GGTAAAGAGACATTTTCTGAGAAAGCTCAGAATATTGTGATGACTGAATCACAATTAGAAAGATTAATTGAAAAACTTAATTCTGATAACAAATGATTCGTAAAATCTTAAAAGAGTATATTGAAGAAAAAGAACTCAAGGAAGGTTTTGATGAAGAGGGTCAACCAGACTTAAAGTATTATGCTTTTGATTGGGATGACAATATCTTGGAGATGCCGACTAAAATCGTTGTTCAAACGGAGGACGGTAAAGAGGTTGGGATGTCTACTGAGGACTTTGCAGATTACCGTGGGATGATTGGTCAAGAACCTTTCGAATACAACGGTGAGATGGTTGTCGGATACGCTGAGGACCCTTACAGAAACTTTACCGTTAAAGGTGACTCACAATTTATTGTTGATGCTATGTTGGCGGAGACTGGTCCTTCGTGGGACGATTTTGTTGAGGCAATCAACGGAGGTTCAATTTTTTCAATTATTACTGCAAGAGGACATACTCCTTCTGTTTTGAGGGACGCGGTTTACAACATGATTGTTACGAACCATAAAGGAATCAATAAGAACGAGTTGGTAGAAAACCTTAAAAAATACCGTCACTTCGCAAATGAGGAAGAGATGAGTGACGAGGAGATGATTGAATCGTATTTGGATATGTTAAGGTTCCACCCAGTAACTTATGGTGAAGGAAGTGCTGCCAATCCTGAAGAAGGAAAAATCAAGGCACTACGTGAGTTCATTTCATATGTAAAAGAGTTGGCTGGTAGAATTGGAAAAAGAGCATTTTTCAAAAACGACGTAAAGAACAATTTCGTTCCTATGATTGGATTTTCTGATGATGACCCTAGAAATATTGATAAGATTAAAGATTTCTTAGATAAGGAATATGAAGATAAACCAGTTAAAACATATTTAACTAAAGGAGGAGAAAAAGTAGAAGTTTAAAAAACTGGACTGGTTATATGTAATATTCAGTTTTCCGGTGGAAAGTAAATAGAAAAAATTACTCCGACTTATATTTATAATAAAATAAAGACTATTAAAACCAAAATACAATGGCTGATTTATTAATGAAAATGCCGATACCTTACGAACCAAAAAGAAAGAATAGGTTTATTCTCTCTTTCGATTCTTCTTTGGGTATCAATTCGTGGTATGTTGAGTCCACATCAAGACCACAAGTTAGTATTAATCCTGTGGAAATTCCATTCTTGAACACTTCAACTTATGTTGCTGGTCGTTTTACTTGGAATACAATTAACGTAACGTTCCGTGACCCAATCGGTCCTTCAGCTTCACAAGCACTTATGGAGTGGGTTCGTTTACACGCTGAATCTGTAACTGGTCGTATGGGATACGCAGCAGGTTACAAAAAACAAATTACACTTGAAATGTTAGACCCAACAGGGGTGGCAATTGAAAAGTGGTTGTTACAAGGAACATTCTTAACTGATGTAAACTTTGACTCGTTAGGGTATAGTGACGATGGTATTGCTACAATTACAGCAACTCTTCGTCCTGATAGATGTATTTTGGTATACTAATATACTCTTTACGATAAAATCAGTTCATTTATATTTAACCATAGAGGGGAGACTCTCTATGGTTTTTTTATATAATATATTATGGACAACGCAACACAATACGGTCAAGAAGACTTCAACTTACCACACGACGTGGTGACACTACCTTCACAAGGTAGATTTTATAGAAATAAAAAGGCATCCTTAAAAGTGGGATACTTAACAGCCGCAGACGAAAACATTTTGTTGGGACAAAAGAACCCTGACAATATTGTTCACACGTTGCTTAGAAACAAAATCTACGAACCTGATGTTGACCCTAATCAACTATTGGATTGTGATGTTGAAGCCATTCTAATCTTCTTAAGGAACTCTTCCTTTGGTCCTGAATATACTTTTACACTTAGAGACCCGAAGACTCTTAAAGACTTCCAACAAACCATTCTATTGGACGAACTGAATGTAAAACCGGGGTCTATGGAACCAGGTAATGATGGATTGTTTGAATTCCAACTACCTGTTTCTAAAGCAAATGTGAAATGTAAGTTGTTGACAATGTCTGATATTAAAGAAATCCAAAAAATTCAAGATGCATACCCTGATGGTGTTGTTGCTCCTGTGGTGACAAAAAGATTGGAGATGCAAATTGTTTCATTAAATGGTGAGACCGATAAGGGTCGTATTGCTCAAGAGATTATGACAATGCCGATTGCGGATTCAAAATTCATAAGAAATTCAATGAGAGATGCGGAACCACGTTTAGATTTGGACCGCACATTTACGGCCCCGTCTGGAGAAAAGGTGACTTCTCGTATCACCTTTGGGGCTGAGTTTTTTCGTCCTTTCTTCTGATTATAGAAAATCTATGCTTGACGAAATCTATTATTGCGTCAAGGAACTTGGATTTAGTTACTCTGATTTAATGAAGATGCCGGTCTTTGAGAGAAGGTATTTCATTGATAAGTTTGTTTCTGATATGGAAAAAGTTAAAGAACAACAAAGGAAATCCAAGTAAAGATATTTATTAGAAAAGATTAGTCCATGTTTTTACAAGATACAGGAGGTACAGACCCAAAGTCACTAAAAGAGATATTAAGTAGTTTTTTGTCTGAGTTTGGTGATATGTCGAGCGCGATTTTGAATTTTGAAACACAAGCAAAAAAGATTACTGCTGATGTTTTTGGGCAAGGAACCGCGTTCGCGGATTCTGTTAGGGTTAGTTTGGCTGGTGCTGCTAAAGACACTGCAGAGCTAGGGTTAAGAGTTGACGACTTAGCGACCACTTATGGTGCTATCGCTCAACAGTTAAGGACTAATGTTATGTTAACTAACGAACAGATTGTTAGATTTGCTGAGTTTCAAAAAGCCACGAATGTAAGTGCCGAACAAATTGGTATCTTGGTTGAAGGGTTTGCAACTTTAGGTGTCGGGCCTACTAAAGCGGCTGAACAAATGAGTGATATGGCTAAGACTTCTCGTCAATACGGTCTTAATACTGCTCAATTCATGGAGAAGGTTGGTGAAAACCTCAAACTTATGAATTCTTACAACTTCAGAGATGGGGTTGAAGGATTTACGAGAATGGTTGCTAGGTCCCAAGCCCTTCGTATTAATATGGCGGATGTTACAGGTTTGGCTGCAAAACTATTAGACCCGTCTGAAGCAATTAATTTAGCTGCACAATTTCAAGTATTGGGAGGAGCTGTAGGTGCGTTAGCTGACCCATTCCAATTGATGAATATGGCTCAGAACGATATTGAAGGTTTACAAAACACAATATTAGAAGCGGCATCGGCGGCGGTCACATTCAATGAAACAACGGGTAAATTCCAAATTGGAGCAACTGAAATGAGAAGGTTAAGGGCTCAAGCGGAGGCTTTAGGTATGGATTATGAAGAATTGGCTAACACCGCGACTAAAACTGCCGAAAGAAACCAAAAACTAGATTATCTACAATTTTTAGACGCAACACCTGAAGAAAAGGAGATGTTGGCGAGTATTGGTCAACTTGAAGGTGGTGAAGTTAAAGTAAAAGTACAAAATGAAGAGGGTAAGGATGTTTTGGTTAGTGCGTCTGAAGCACTTAACAAATATTCAGACCAACTTGATAAAATGACCGAAGAGGCTAACATGGATGACAGAGCCATTGCAATAGCACAAATGAATGCTTTGGAATCCATACAAAAATCTTTAGAAGAGCCTTTGATACAGATTCAAGCACAAGTTGCGGGTTCTGAAGCATTTACTGATTTAAGGGAAGCGATAAAAGATACTGCAGATGCGGTTGGTAATTACTCTAGAGAAATGATTGGTGAAAATGGTGAAGTATTTTCTGAATTGATAACAAATTCTTATAATAATTTTTCTGAAAAGATTACAGAATTAACTAAGGATTTAGGTGAAACAGACACTTATGAAGGAATTTATAAAAATGTTGTAAGAGGAGGGAAGGTACTTGGAAAATATATGGTTGATGGTGTAATGGATATGTGGTCGATGATGAAGACACAAATGACTACCGAACAACTTGAGAATTTAGATTCACTTAACTTACCATCTCTTGGAAGTGTTATTAGAGGTGTTGGAGGTGACAATGATAGTTCAGGTGATTATACTGTAACCAATCCGTTACCTGTTAATTTAGCTAAAGTTGAGAATGATGTAACCGTAAAAATTGACCCTCTAACCATGAATTTTGAAGACTTAAATGTCAATCACGGAGGAACAATTCAGCTACAAGGTGTTGGAGGTGTAGACCTTAATAATTTAACTGCAACACAACTACAAGAATTAAGCACTAAACTAAAAACATACATGGACCCAAGTAATATCTTGGGAACATAAAAATAGTGGTTAGGCTATTTATATAAAAAAAGAAAATAGATGCCAAGTCCATTATCATTTGCTTCTACAGAAACTTTCAGAACACAACTATTAGTTAGAAACTTAGAACCATATTCTGAGGGAGGTTTCATTGCGTCTTCAACACCTGCACAAGGTGAGTTGAACCAGACAAACTATTCTGTGGTTGACAGTCCAAATGTTGTGGATGTGGGTCAACAAGAAGAAACTTTTCTAATCACCAAAAACTGGTATGGACCAGCAGGTGGTTATGATGACCCAATAGATATTACTGATGTTCAAAGATTAATCGAAAGTAGGGACACTTATTATAAGTTTGTTTCTTCTTTTTATACTCCTTACCAAATTCTAATTCAAGATAATCCTGTTGGGTCAAGTGGTTCACTATCACAGGACTCAGTAATGATGCAAATTGGTGCAAAATCATTGAAGAATGAGTTACAATACAGGGTTGATGAGGAAATCAGACAAGAAACATTAGGTCGATTAAACTTCTTAAATGCCGCTCAGGACCCATTCTTAATTGCGGATATTATTAGAGGAGCCAATGAGTTTATTGAGCCCGATTGGACCATTTCGTCACCGACAAATATTGTTGGAAAAGGTTTGGACTACATTTCAAGAATTAGCGGAGTTTATGTTCCATTCTCATGGATACCTGGTGATTACTTTGACCCTGAGGGTAAAAAGAGTTTTATTAACCAAGCCGCCAACTTTGTGGGTGGGTTATTTGCTAATGATAATGATGTGGACGGAGCAATTCCAAGTCCTAAGTTATTACCTGAAAAGAGAAACGGGTCTGATATTTTCCTAAATAATACAGGTAGAGGCCAATCTTCTGCGTTGTTTAGAGCATTGGAATACAATGATTTTAGACCTGATTATAAAGCTAATTTTATTTCTGATTTAAACCTATTGGCACCAAATGGTGCATATTACGTTGGTAGTAGAACACAATCACCAACCGATGTTTTATTTCCAAATAACGAACTTCCTGTTGATTACAAGAATAGAAGGGTTCAATCTGCAGTTAGAGGGTATGGTCAGTTATCAACACTCTATGAAGGTGAAGACCAAAACTTTAAGTTTGGATTAAACGCGCCGCTTCCAAGTGAGGAAGGTGGTTTACAAGGTGGATTTACATGGATATCACCAAAGAGTAGACCTGCAGCAGGTAAAAAAGGTGGTGTTGGAGGAGATACAGGTTCTGAAGATGCAAACTGGAACGATGTAAGTGCTACATTCAACAGTACCATATCTACAAACTATTCATTCAAACAGGGGTCCATTATGGACGAGACCCAAAGACTTATCAATTCCGCAGATGGATTGGGTGGTCAAGCCAAACTTCAACACGTTGGTAATGCTATCGACCAGGTTTCCAAAGTATTTTATGATGGAACCAGAGAGATTACCAAAGGTTCGAGAGTTATGTCTTTTATTGACCAAAACGGTGATTTGGTTGGAACGGAATATTGTAGAGTGTTTACCAAAGACAACCCATACTTTAAGATGAATGACTTACAAAAGACTGATGGTAATATCCGTAAGTTTAGTTATTCAGTATTGGATAATACTTACAATTTAAATATTGCACCAAACTATGGTGATAGTTCAACAAATGTTGTTGATGGTCAGGTTAAGAAATACATGTTATCTCTTGAGAATTTGGCTTGGAGAACGACTGATATGCAACAAGACCTTCCGTCTTGTGAGAAAGGTCCTAATGGTGGACGTAT